CAAAATGGATCAGACCCTGAGAACCCAAAGGGAAGGCCTTCATATGACCAACCCACATTTGTTGACCTTGAACCAAGGGCAGCTGGCACTAGTGGCGATGGTTATGTTTGGAAATACCTTTACACGATTAAGCCATCCGAAATCGTTAAATTTGACTCTATTGAATACATACCTGTGCCCGAAAACTGGGGTAAGGAAGGCGAGACTGTTGCAACACAGGCTAATGCTATAGATGGGAAGATCGAAGTTATTGTTGTTAACGATAGAGGTTCTAACTATCAACCAATCTCTACATCTTTTGCCAATGTTCCAATTTTGGGAGATGGAGCTGGAGGAAAGGCAACAATTACGATTGATTCTTTCGGAAAAGTTTCTGAGGTATTTGTTACCGATGGAGGAGAAGGATATACTCATGGATCACTACAGTTCTTCCCAGGCGCTCCTGGCAGTGAGTCTGGCGGTGTGCTTGCTAACCTTACCAATACTGGAATAGGAACTACATCTGTTGCTGGTTTCAGTGTCATTATCCCACCTAAAGGTGGACATGGATATGATGTCTACAGAGAACTGGGAGCATATAGAGCGTTACTATATTCAAGATTTGAAACTATTGAAACTAACCCTGACATTATTGAAGGTAATGATTTTGCTAGGGTTGGACTGATAAAGAACCCCACCGTGTTTGGTAGTAATACAGAACTATTAGATACTGCAATGGTGAGTGGTTTGAAGGCGGTTAAACTCGCTGGTGTAACAACAGCAACGACTTATGCTGTTGACTCTCAAATAACACAAACAGTTGGTTTAGGATCGACTGCGGTTGGATATGTGGCATCATGGGATAAAATCACTGGTGTGTTAAAGTATTATCAACCAATGGGTGCTGCATCTAGTGCCACTGGTTATAAGATAATTCCATTTACTGCATCTCCTGATGCTGGATACGGAGTTACTATCATTGGATCTTCTGTAGTCGGTTCGATGTTATCTGTTGACACCTCATATAACGGTGTCAGTACCTCAATAAATAATAAGACATATCAACTTGGTATGAGTTTTAGTGCTGGTATTTCATCTGCTGAGTTCAATACTAAATCTGGTGAAATAATCTACATTGACAACAGGACTGCGATTCCTAGATCGGCAAGTCAAAAGGAAGACATCAAAATAGTGCTGGAGTTTTAAAAGCAAATGCCACAGAATACCAACTTAAATTCATCTCCATACTTTGATGATTTTGAAGAGTTAAAAAATTATCAGAGGGTACTATTCAAACCAGGCTTACCTGTACAGTCTAGAGAACTTACTACACTCCAATCTATTCTACAGAATCAGATTGAAAAGTTTGGTAAGCATTTCTTCAAGGAAGGTTCTGTTGTAATTCCTGGCCAGATTGCGTATGATTCCGACTATACTGCTGTACAAATTGATGATAGTCACTTAGGTATCCCTGTTTCTCTTTACTTAGAGAACTTAGTAGGAAAGAAAATAAAAGGTGAGACTAGTGGTGTTACTGCTAAGGTAGAAAATTATATTACAAATAGAGAATCAGGTAAAGGTGCATATACTCTATACATCAAATATCAGAGTTCTAGTGACACAGATTTCTCTAGGGTTATCTTTGCTGATGGAGAAAACTTATTATTAGAAGAAGATTTAAACTATTCTCTTTCTAGTATCAGATCTGGTGCTAGTTTTGCAACAACAATTATATCTAACTCAACAGCTACTGGTGCTGCTGCAAAGATTGCTCAGGGTGTATATTTTATCAGAGGATTCTTTGTCACCGTTGCTGACTCTACAGTTATCCTAGATCAGTATAGTAACTCACCTTCATATAGAGTTGGATTACTAGTCAAAGAAGAACTTGTAACTGCATCTGCTTCAGACAATGACCTATATGATAATGCAAGAGGTTTCTCTAACTTTGCAGCGCCTGGTGCAGACAGATTTAAACTATCTACAACTCTAATCAAGAAGTCTCTTACAGATCTCAATGATGAGAACTTCGTAGAATTGATGAGAATTGACAATGGTGAATTACAGAAATTCGTCAAAGAGTCAAACTATAATTTAATCCGTGATGAGTTAGCAAAAAGAACATTCGATGAATCGGGACATTATTATGTAAATCCATTTAGTGTTTCTACTAAAGAATGTTTGAACAACAGAGTTGGTAATGATGGCGCCTTTTACTCAAGTCAACTAACTCAACAGGGAAATACCCCTACAGATGATTTGATGTGTTTGAACATAGGGCCAGGAAAAGCATATGTTAAAGGATATGAGGTAGAAACAATCAGCACTACATCTTTAGATGTAGAAAAACCAAGAACTACTCAAAGAGTATCAAATGAATCCATACCATTTAGTCTTGGAAGACAAATAGAACTTAACCATGTTAGTGGTTCACCTCCTATCGGAATAGGTACAGATTCGTATGTCAACCTCTTCAATAAAAGAACTGCAACTGTTGGTGAAGGTAATGGTGAACAGATTGGTGTTGCTAGATTATATGACATCAAAGTTAAGAATGTTGGTTACGCAGATTCAGCTACAGTTTTTGAATCATCTCTCTATGATATTCAAACATTCACATACCTCCAAGTAAACACAGGAACTAGTATAAGTATTCCATCGTATATTGAAGGCAAGAACAGTGGTGCTGTTGGTTATGCATTTACATCTGCAAATAACTCCAATCAACTAGTATTATATCAAACAAATGGTCAATTCCAGAACGGTGAACAATTAGAAATCAACGGTGTTGATGTTTCTAGAAGCATTACAAATGTTGAAGACTATGGTGTTGATGATGTAAAACAAATTGTAGGAAATGATGTTACTAACTACAAGTTCAGTGCTGATCCAGTATTGAATTTAGGACATCTAATTGCTCCTGTTGCAACACAGTTTACTGTGAGTGCAAAATCTGGTTCTGCATCTACAATCACTTCTCCTAGTGCAAACTTTGGTAGTGCTGGAATCAAAACTGGAGATATCATTCAGTACAGTGTCTCTGGTAATAATGTTCCAACATTCAACCGTGTTACTGGAACAAATGCTACAAGCATCACCCTTGAGGCTGTTTCTGATGTTACTAACGTCAACTCAGGTGCATTACCATCTGCCGATGTCAATGTAAATGATTTATTCAAAGTTACTTTAGAAGTTAAGAATAATTCTAGTGCATTTTTATTCAGTGAATTAACTAAGAATAACATTGCAAGTGTAGATACAAATGGTGCAAATCTCATATTCAGAAAGTCATATTCAATCACTGTTGCCAATAACGCATTTAGTGGAACACTAGAAACTGATGCTGATTTAACTTTAGAACCATTTGATGAAGAAGACTATAACTTGTCATTCAAAACAACTGGTGTTGTAGAAAATTTAACTGATCAAAAATTAACAGTTAGTGGAAGAACAGTAACCTTATCTGGATTATCTGTTGCGTCTGGTGCTGCAGTCTTAACAGTTACTTGGAAGAAAGTAAATGTAAAACCAAAAGCAAAAGTATTAAAGAGAGCAACAACTTATACGATTAACAAGTCCGCAAAAACCCAGTCAGGCACTGGATTAATGAAGTTAAATGATGGACTAACTTATGATGGAGTCTATGGTAATCGAGTGCAAGACAAGAGAGTATCATTAGGCGTTTGTGATGTTGCTTATGTTCTTGCAATCTTAGAATCTTCAACTACTGCTGATCCTCAGTTACCTATTCTCCAACTTACTGGTTTGAATACTAATATTCTTAATGCTCTACAGGGCGAGAATATAGTTGGTAAAAACTCTGGTGCATCTGCTGTATTTGTATCTACAAACGGATCTAATGAAGTTAATTTCGTTTATCAGAATGAAAATACATTTGAAGTTGGTGAAGAAGTTACTTTTGAAGAAACAAATGTACAGGGTGTAGTTCAAACATTTATTCCTGGCGATAAAGACATCCAGAATGACTTTGAGTTTGATCCTGGCCAAGAATTAGATTATGTTGACTTCTCTGCTATTATTAGAAAACAGGGAACAGAAGCTCCTACAAGAAGAATTACCGTTATTTACAATAACTATGTAATTGATGCTGCAGACCCAGGCGACTTTGTAACTGTAAACTCATATGACTCTAAGTTGTATAAGGATAGTTTACCTTCTGTTGCTGGTGCTTATGCTTCTGACATCATTGATTTAAGACCAAGAGTAACTACTGCTGTTCCAAGTAGATCTCCTGGCGAGTTCTTTGCAAGACAATTTGAATCTGGTACATCTTCTACATCACATATTATTGCAAAAGATAAGTCATTCAATATATCGTATGATTACTACCTCGGTAGAATAGACAAACTCTTCTTAAGTAAAGAAGGTATTTTCTCTATGGTACAAGGATCACCAGCAGATTATCCAAAACTACCAAACACCATAGACAATGCACTAGAAGTGGCAACCATTGAAATGCCACCTTATGTTTATAATACAGATGATGTTAAGTTAACTCTTGCTAAACATAAACGATTCCGAATGAAGGATATCGCTACCATTGAGAGTAGAGTTAAAAATATTGAATACTACACAGCGTTGTCTTTACTTGAAGTAGAAACAACTAATATGTCTCTTCGTGATCCACAGACTAACCTTGATAGATTTAAGTCTGGATTCTTTGTTGATAACTTCAAGTCAGTAACTTCTGGTGATGTCACAAATAAACAATTTAAGGCATCTATTGACTCAACTGAGGGGAGATTGAGACCACAACACTACACCACTTCTATTGATCTTTTACTTGGATCAGAGGCGATTGTAGGTGCTGCAACATCATCTAATCCATCAGCGGATTATAGATTTGCTAGTGATCTAGGAGATTCAAATGTAAGAAGAGTGGGTGACGTTGTATGTCTAAATTATGATGATTTTGTTTTTCTAGAAAACAAATTTGCTACTCGTATCGTAAACGTAAACCCATTTGCTGTTGTAAACTGGATTGGTCAAGTTGAATTAAATCCAGCAACTGACACATGGATAGAAACTAGAAGAACTGCTGCAACATACGATATTGAAGGTAGTTTCAATTCAATGATGGGAATGACTGGTGCTGATAGTAATACTGGTCTTTCACCTGTTGATTGGGGTGGTTGGGAAACTACATGGACAGGAAGAAGTTCCACTTTAGGCCCTGTTACTAGAGTTGACTCATCATCAGAAGTTCTTAGTAGAACAGTTCAGAGACATGGCCCATTTGTAGGCCCTCGTAGAGGCGGTATTCCAATTACTACAACTACGAATTTACTAGAAAGAAGAGATGTATTCAGAACTGAGACTACAGTTAGTAGAAGTAATCAAACTAGAGAGGGTATTCAGTTCAGAGTTGGTGAGAGATTTGATACTACAAGTCTTGGAGACAAGGTAGTCAATACAGAAGTTGTTGCTACAATGAGATCTAGAAACATTGAATTTGTTTGTAGAAGATTAAAACCAAATACAAGATTATATCCATTCTTTGATAATATTGACATGGCAAGATTTGTCGTGCCTAAACTTGTCGAAATTACAATGGTATCTGGTACGTTTGGTGCTGGTGAGATTGTAGAAGGAAGTCGTCCTAACTCAAATAATGACGCAATCAGATTTAGATTAGCTAACCAGAACCATAAGTATGGTGAATATAACAATCCTTCACAGACATACAAACAGAATCCATACGAACCATCTTCTGCTATATCATCCACATATTCATCAACAACTACAATTCTAAACGTTGATACTGCATCTTTAGAACTTCAGGCTGCATCTGGATTCTATGGATATGTTACTACTGGAATGAAGTTGGTTGGACAGTCTAGTGGTGCAATCGCAACTGTGTCTAATATTAGACTCATTACAGATAAGGCGGGAGTTCTTATTGGATCTCTATTCTTACCAGATCCAACAGTACCTTCTGCACCAACATTCAACACTGGTACTAAAACATTTACATTATCATCTAGTTCTACTAACCAAACTATTTCTGGATTTACAGATAGTGAGGGTTCAGCAAACTTTACTGCTGCTGGTACTTTACAGACAGTTGAGGCATCTACTCTTAGAACGAGAAATGCAGATGTTCAAAGAATACCACAGTCGGATTCTAGACAAATCTCAAGTACAGATACAAGAGAAGTTGTTGATGTTGCTTTCAGTCAAAGAACGACTCGTCAAACAAGATGGGTTGACCCTCTTGCACAATCATTTGAAGTTCCTGATGTTAATGGTGTATATCTAACTAAATGTGATGTCTACTTCTCAGCGAAAGACACAAACCAGTTACCTGTTACTTTACAAGTAAGAACACTACAGACTGGTTTACCTACACAAGAAATCTTACCATTTGGTGAGTGTATTCTTGATCCTGATGAAGTTGTGTTATCAGATGACGGATCTAAGGCAACGACATTTACATTCCCATCACCTGTTTATTGTGAAGGTGGAGGAGAGTTTGCACTTGTTCTTCTATCTGCATCTAATGAATACTTTGTTTACATCTCTAGGATGGGTGAAGAAGATATTACTACAGTAAATGCTGCAGATTCTGAGAAGATAATTGTATCTCAACAGCCTCTACTTGGTTCATTATTCAAATCACAGAACGGTGCTACATGGGATCCTAGTCAGTTAGAAGACTTGAAGTTTAATCTATACAGAGCAAACTTCACATCTACAAGTGGTAGTGTCAACTTCTATAATCCAGACTTAGATATTGGAAATAGACAGATTGTTTCTCTTGCTCCTAATCCAATTGACATGGTTTCATATAATGCTGTTGTTGGATTGGCGAAGAGTTTGACAACTGCTGAACAAACTGGTTTAACAGAAGGAACTACAATTTATCAACAGTCAAATCCAAACTTCAAGGCAAACTTGAATAAACTTCTTGGTGCAATCGGTATTGGTAGTAATTTAACAATCACAGACGCTGGTACTGGATTTGCTTCAACATCTGTTGTTTACTCCAATGTACCTTTACTATCAAAATTTGGTAGAGGAAGTGGTGCAACAGTCAACTTAACTGTAAATGGTGGAGTGGGAGTTGCGGCAACAGTTGCAATCGGTGGAACAGGATATGCTGCTGGTGATGTATTAACAGTATCTGCAACTAACACTGGTGGTTTCGGTAAGGATCTTCAATTAAGTATTCCTAATAATGTTGGTATCATAAGTGCCTTCAATACGTTAGTCTTGAATAATATTCAAGGTATACCTAAAGTTGATTCATCATCTTCAATCGTATATGTTGGTGGTAGTGGAACAAGTATCGTTAACGGTGCATCTATTAGTTACCTTAATAATATTGCTGATGGATTACATTTCCGTGTAAGACATGCAAATCATGGTATGTATTCTCCATTGGATCAGGTTGTTCTTTCTGGAGTAGAACCTGATGTTAAACCTGAGAAATTAACTGCAACAATTGATTCCTCAAGTACAGGTAACATTGTGGTAACTGCTGTTGGTATATTCACTTCCTTCGAGGGTGTGGAAGTTAGTTCTTCAAACCCAGGCTATGTTAAACTTGGAAATGAGATTATTAGATACACTGGTGTAACTACTTCTTCCTCATCATTGAATAATATCACAAGATCTATGGATGAGACCAAAGCTGGTGATTACAATATCAATGATAAGATATTTAAGTATGAAATGAATAGTGTATCTTTGAGAAGAATTAATACATCTCATAAGTTCAATGATACAGATTCTGCTAAGTATCCAGTTGATGTAGACCACTACTGGTTGAAGGTAGGTATTTCTAGTCGTGGACTTGATAGAGCAACTGGAAATTCTAGTGGATTACCAGAATTATTCTTTAAAGAAACTAAGTCTGGTGGTAGTTATGACCAACAGTATGTACAAGTTGGAACACCATACGGGCCAATGGCAACACAGAATATTGCGTTCAACATTGTTAGACCTAACGTTTCTACACTTCTCCCTGATGGAACCGATATTTCTGGAAGAATAAGAACATTCTCTAGTAACAGTCCTGATGGAAACTTAAGTGCATTTGTTGATCAAGGATTTGAAGCAATTTCACTTAACAGTAATAACATTCTACCTACTCCTAGGATTATTGCATCTAAACAGAATGAATTAGATAAGTTAGTTGATTTCCCTGGCAGAAAGTCATTTACATTACAAACTTTCTTAACTACACAAGATTCAAAAGTCAGTCCTATGATTGACTTAGATAGAGTCAACATGGTTACTGTTATGGATAGACTTAACTCTAAAGTTACAGACTATGCTACAGACAGTAGAGTCAACTCTCTTGAAAGTGATCCTAGTGCAGCGATCTATCTTTCTAAGGTAGTGTCTCTTGAGAAGGCTGCAGATGGTTTGAAAGTTATGTTCGATGCCTACAGACACTCAACAAATGATATTAGAGTATTGTATAGAGTATTCAGAATTGATGCTCCACCACAATATCAATTATTTGAATTATTCCCTGGCTTCGATAACTTAGATTCTAATGGAGTAATAATTGATCCAGCAAAGAACAATGGTAAACCAGACAGAAGAATATTATCTTCTGCAACTGAACAAGATTATAAGGAATATGAGTTTAACATAAAGGATCTACCACAGTTCAATGGATTCCAAATTAAAATTATCATGTCAGGAACTAACTTTGCTTATGTTCCTAAGATTCGTGACTTAAGAGTGATTGCATCTATCTAATGGCAAGAATTAAAGTCAAAGATAGTAACTCTCTTTATAGAGATGAAGAGAGTGGTGCAATATTAAATTGCAATGATGCTGCATATAATAATTACCTCAAAATGAAACAAAACAAGTTGAATGAGGTAAGTGAAATGGATAAACTAAAGGATGATGTTGATGAACTCAAAGATATGATGAAGCTAATTTTAAGTAAATTAGATAAATAACTAAAACTCCCTTTTGAAAGATGACAGCTAGGAACATCAATTTAGTTTTAGATCAAGGTGTAGATTTTGAAGCAACTTTTACCGTCAGAAATGAGGATTCTAGTGCTTTAAATTTGACAGGTTACACTGGAGAAGCTAAAATAAAGAAGCACCCTGCTGCTACAAAGTACAATGCTTTCATTGTTACTTTTCCTAATAGGGTCAATGGACAGATTAAAGTCGCATTGGCTTCTACTGCCACCACTGCAATAGAGGGAGGAAGATATGTGTATGATTTAGTTTTAACTTCGCCTAATGCGTATAAGACTAGACCAATACAAGGAAATGTTCTCGTAATCCCAGGCGTAACCTAATGGCAAATTACCTAGTAACGCTAAACGAACCTGGCAAGTATAATGTCGGTGTAGACTATGAGATTCCCTCTAAGTCTATTCAATATGGGAACATATTGATAGGTAAGACCCCAGCACAGGATGGGTCTGAAACTACATTTTCGTTAAATGATCAAGGAGCTCCATACTCTCCTAACAACAACCAACAACTTATCGTAACTAAGAATGGTCTATTTTTAGATCCTTCAAATGATTATAATATATCTGGGGATCAGATTGTTTTCACAACTGCTCCAACAAACTCAGATGACATAGTAATTATTGCTCTTGCTGCAGCAGCAGACTTAACAAGAACTGTCAACTATGTTATTGATAGTGGAAGTCTCCCAATGCAAACTGGAGATAAAGGTAAGTTGACCATAGATGTTACTGGTGTAATAGAACAGATCAGAGTTTTATCTGATCAAACTGGTGACATTGTATTTGAAATAGAAAAATGTACCTTTGCTGATTATCCTAATTTTACTAGTATAACCAACGGTGCAAGAGTCCAACTTACTAATACTGATAAATACTTTGATGATGTCCTAAATAATTGGACATCGACGATCACAGCGGGAGAAATTCTACGTTTTAACGTGATCAGTGTGAATAATATTAGAAGGTTACTAATCTCTCTAAAATTAAAATTATAAATAACAATAGTTCTTAGTTCAACTAGACCCCTAGAGGTAGTTTTTCAATGGCATTACTCGTTCCTAATATTGGTGAAATTGAGTCGCTACGTTATC